TTTAATAGGAGGCAGAAAATGATGAAAGGTTATAAGACGTGGATAGCAGCAGGATTGGCAGGAGTAAGTGCAATATTAACAAGTTTGGGTTATGTAGATATAGCTAAGGTAATCATAACAGTAGCGGCAGGATTCGGGTTTGTCGGTATAGGGCATAAGATACAAAAAGCGGCAGCAGAGATAAAGGGCCCCACAGTACTATGATAACACCTGCAAAGTACATAGCCGATAAAATATTCGAGCTGGATATGCCTATTGAGCAGTTTCTACCGAGACAGCAGATGATAATAAAGAGGCAAGTGCTTGATATATTGGTTGAGTGGCAGGCTGAATGGGAGGCAGAGAGAGCAAAATGGATGAGACGGCAGGAGTTGTAACGGATATAGTGACGAAGGGGTTAGAGTGGGAACTCCTATTCACACTCTTTCAGTTAATGGTAGTTGGTTATATACTGATTACCATTAAATCCTTTCTTTTTAATGAGTTTGCGTGGCGTAAATTCAAGGGATCACTTGTTATAGGCATAGGTGCAAAGGTGAGGTTATTTAATGATGATGGCAGTGTTGACGGCAAAATTATATCAGCTAATAGATCAACTATTAAAGTTGAAACAGAAGACGTTATTGTATATATACCAACCAAGAAATTTCCTGAAAAAGAGTGGTCGGTCCTTAAATGAAGAAAGGTTAAATGTGGAAGATATAAGAGATATTGTAATACGTACCGATGAAACAGTAAAACATTTAAGAGATAAGTTTGATAAACACGAAGTAGATGGTAATAGAAAATATGATGCACTGTTAGAAAGTGCAAATACATGTGTTGAATCTGGTCATATAAAGGAACAAAACAGTAAGATTGATAAGATATTAGACGTACTTAATAAAATACAGAAAAAAAGGGTAATAGAGTTTGGTGATATAATCAAGGGTATGATTGTTATTGCAACTATCGTAGGTATTACTTTTGGTGTTATGAGTTACTTTAACAATACCTACGGAAGTCAAATTGATAAAGCTCCTATATATCAGGGTAAGACCGATAAAGAATGTATTGATCGGGCTGGTGTAGACATGAGCTGGATTGAGGTTTTCCATACTGGCAGTTATACACACTATATCAATAGGGAGGTTAACCATGCGGTAGTCTGTCATAGAGACGAGATGATGCTGTTTGTTATAAAGGGAACTGAAGATGTTAGTATTATAATAGGCCAGATGTATAGTGACGGAAACCAGTGTTGGCAATTATTTAAAGTAGATATTAATGACGATAGTGACGAGTTTACAAAGAGGTATAGGGAAATGTTAGACGAATTAAGGTCCCTGGCCTATAAACCAGAACAAAAATGTAATTAAAGGAGGGAAGTAATGTCAGTACATTATTCAATAGAAACAATTTCCAGTGATAAGGATACTAATTTCACTGCAGCACTAGCTCAGAATGCTATAGAGAACGAATCTCTTAGTTTTCCATCTGACTATTCAACAGTGAATATTAACAAGTTGAAGATAAACAGTATAGCAGTTCAGGCTGATTTTACAAATACGGGTGCTGCTTTAGATCTTGAGGTTGTATTCTGGAATACAGATGGGTATTCAAATACAGACCTGGATACAGATGGATATATAGCATCTGTTCTGTTTTCAAATTCAGATGCAAGACAGATTGCTGGCTCTGGTCAGTATTACTATGAAAGCGAGAATAGCTTTAAATCGCCAATATATTACGAAGATGCAGACGGTACAGGTGAATTACATGTTGGATTGGTAAACAGAAGCGCAACCACTTTTCATGCAGACGACACAATTAAATTATCCTTTGTTGTAGAACCTATACTATGACGGCATTAGAACTTACTAATAAGCAGAAGAAAGAGGCTAATGATTTTGCTAATTTATATGCATACCAGCACACAAAACATTCAGATGCTTTCTTTAATGCTGACTATGATATGATATTTGTAAACAAGGGGAACCAGGCAGGCGGTACGGCTGTTATTGCATATAACTTCGTACTGAGAATACTTGGCTGGCATCCTGTGCCTAGAAAGAATATGGTATATTTTAAGTGTGATTCTGCCAGTATATACGAGGATAAGCTGAAGAAGAACATGGATGTCGAAGGGGTTGAGAGGGGACACTACTTCTCACCAAAGGAATATTTCAGTAACCTGGAAGGTAAGCCATGTCCTCACTGTAATACAGAGATACATAAGCACGAAAGGATTCATAAGATATATAGGTTTGCATCACAGAACCTCCCTGTGGAGAAATCTAAATCTAATGAAGATAGTAGTGAAAGGTCCAGTGAAACAAAGAACACGCAATATCCAGAGTTTACCAGATGGCTACCATCTTTCCTTTTAAAGAAAGATATTACAGCACGAAGACAGGTACAGATAATAAGAGATCCTTATGGTGGGGATGATATAACGATTGAATATGTATCTTATAATCAGTCTACACAGTCTGTTGCTGGTCATAAGAGAACAGCACTATGGCTTGACGAGTTAGCACCAGAACCGTTTTATGATGAACAACCAGCCCGTCTGTTGATAGAAGATGGTGATACATGTATATCATATACGCCTACAGAAGATAATGCTATTGGGTATTATTTTGACCGTATATACGAACGTGCTAAAGTTTATTATAAAAGTAACGCTATAAGGGAGTATTATCTCCGTGAACATAAAACCAAGTTTCCTGAGATAGAATTTACTAATAGTAAGGAGTCTATAGCGGTTATTCAGATGGCAACTGATGATAACCCACTACTCACAAAAGAGATTATAGATAGAAAATATGCAGGATTTGATGACAGGCAGTTGGTTGATATGCGTAGGTATGGTATATTTGCTGCTGTTACAGGTAAGATATATAAACAGTTTGTTCCAAGGATACATATAAGAAAAGGGAGTGATGTTTTTCCAGATGGTATACCTAAGACTGGTACGTTTTTCAGGTCAGAAGACTGGCATCCAACGACAAAGCTTGCTATTATATTTGTGTATTTATCTCCGTATGATGAGGCGTTTGTGTATGCAGAGTTAAACCCTGATCCAGAGAGGGATAATACACTATCTATATGTAAGATGATAGCTGATGTAAGTGGTCCTACCAGGAAGTTCGGGATGAACCTTATAGACCCACTGGCCAGTATAAAGCAGTCAAATACAACGAGAAGCGTGGTGGATGATATGAACCACTATTTCAACCAAATGAAGAAGAACGAAGAGTGTACTGGTGGATGGTGGGAAAGTGCTAATACAAAATCTACTGTATCAAAGACAGATCATAATTTAAGAGGCAGGGATGAGATAAGGAGAAGGCTTGCAAATGCCACTTTATGCGAGAAGCCTTTTAATAACAAGATACATCAGAGCGGGCTGGAGAAGAGACTTCCTACTTTATGGGTATTAAATGATTGTCCCCTTGCGGCAGATTCGTTAAAGCAATGGAGGCTTGAGAAAGGAAAACCTACAGTTAAATGGAGTCATTTTTGTACGGCTCTTGAGTTTTTAATGAAGGATGTCAGGTTTTCTCCAAGAAAACAACTTACAAAGAAACCTAGAGATTATATACACAAGAGGTATTATCAGACAAAAAGATAAGGAAAAAATACATGGCACGATATAATGAAGAGGAAACCAAGGCCCTGATTAGCCAAATTATAGATGGCGAATATACGACAGGGCAAAGTAACAACAATATTCCAGATGCGGATTATCTGGACTACCTTGATATGTTTGACTGCGAGCGAACAGAAAAGAATTATGATTGGATGTCCGATATATACATGCCTGAGTTTTTATCACAGATGCTTACGCAGTCTGCTATAGAAGCTGGACTATATTTTAAGACACATGATTTTGTAGAGGTATATGTTGGCAGTGAAGATGAAATGAGTATTCGTTCTGCAAAGGTAAGCAAAGATTTAATCAACAAGACGCTTAACAGGCGAGACTTATATTTCTATCAGAAGTATATGAGAGCTGTTAATATGAAGAATATTTGCGGTGTTACATATTTCAGGTGTTGGTGGGAACAGGAAACAAGGAATGAAAAGACGGGGACACAAATGGTGCAGGAAAGGGTCGGTAGTGATCCAGAAGGTAATCCAATAGAGAGAACAAGAGAGGAAGATGTTATTGAGGAGATTATACTAAGAGACTGTTTTAACTTTGACGTGGTTGACCCAAGAGACGTATTTACAGACCCATCTTATACTTATAGTTTACAGGAAAAGAAGTGGGTTATATTAAGGTTTAATTCTACTATTGATGAGCTTGAGGCTAATGCAGATACAATGGAATACTTTGATTTAGATAAACTGAAAGATGTGAAGTCTCCTACTAAAGAGGGGGCTAAGGGAGATAAGACCACACATCATGGTTTGGATAATAAAACAGAAGCACCTACTACGCCTTTAAAGAATTGGACTATACTTCAGAGACTTGGAAAGCACTGGGTTATAGTAAAAGAAAGGGATCCTGATGGCAATGCTGTGGAAGTGACATGCGGTATTGGTAAGGATGGTAAAAAGAAGAAGGGTGCTGAATTACATGAAATGGTAATTACCTTTGCTGTAAATGATTATAATAAAGTTTTAATAGGATTCAACCCGTCACGATGTATAGATGCCAAGGGTAATCCTTATAGGCCTATAACAAGAGCACTTTGTTATGTTCACCCAGCAAAAGATGATGGCATGGGAGATGGTAAGTGTTTAAAGGAACTTCAGGTCGGTATTAACGACACACTTAATATGGAAAACGATAGAACCAAGTTACATACTATACCTATTATGCAGGGTAACCAACATGATATAACAGATAATGAATCACTGGAGTGGAAACCTGGGGCGTTCTGGCAGACAGAAAGCGGTAACGTATTACAGGAGGTACAGATAGGTGGTGATGTTAATGGTGCCTTACAACAGATTGTTATGTATAAAAATGCCATGCAACAGGCATCTGGTATATCGGCAGAAACGCAGAGTAAGCTGGCGGCTCCCACCACTACAGCTACTGCAACAGCTAACCAGATGCAGCGTAGCGATACAAGGTCTAATTACAGGACATTAACAATGGAAAACACAGGCCTTAGTGATTTGTATTGGTTTATAACACAGATGGCGGCACAACATATGAAAGAGCAGACAGCTGTAGAGATGCTTGGGCAACAAAACGTAGTTTTCTTTAACCCCTATATTGACTTTACATATAAACCATTATCTGCTTCCCTTAACGATGATGCATCAAGACAGGCAAAGGTACAGAACTGGATTTCTATATTGGGTTATATAGCGAATGATCCTGAGAGAAGGGATGCTGTTGATTATATACTGGGAGAAGTTGCTTCCCTGATGGGCAAGGAATATGAAGGCTTCCGTAATAAGTTCTTTGCTAATACACAGGCACCGCCCCCTATGGAAAGTATGGGTGGTGGTGGACAACAGCCGCAAGGTGGAGGTGGAACACCTCCCACTAATCAGTCAGGTGTAGAACAAACTATGCAGGAAGCTCAATTAACGGAGGGAATGGGTGCTTAATAACGTATATAGTAAGGTAACGGTTGAGGATCAAATAGAGGCAACTACGCTCAGGAACCTGGAGAAGACAACAGAGTTTATGGCAGCCCTTAATACGGAAGTAGGGAAGGCTCTGTTTAATGATCTTGTGTTATTATTAGACCAGAAGTTTGAATTGATATACAAGGATGAGGCTAACGAGAGAGATAAGGCTATATTTGACGCATGTAAGTACATAGGTAACAGGTGGAACAAGATAATAGAGGTGCATGGTAAGGGTGTAGATAAGATGCAGAGGTTGCGGGATAGAAAGAACAAGAAGATAATAGGTTAATTTTATTTAAAGGAGAGGAAAAATGGACGAACTTAATGGACTTGACAATACAGAGGAAGAAGTCAACGAACCAGTAACGGAATCTAGTGAAGAGGTTACAGATTCAGCTAGACTGGAAGAAGAAAACAAAAACCTCCGTGACGGAAACAGTAGACTTGGGAGAGAGTTTAAGGCATATAAGGAAGATAACGAGGACAGGTATAATACATTACTGGATAAGATATCTGAAATAAAATATCAATCTCCTCCTCCTGCTGCTGAAAAAGAAGATGATTTATTTGATCTTGGTGGTAGCTATGACGATGATAGTGCTAATGATAGCAAGCGTATGGAAAAAATGGTGGAAGCTAAGGTTTTAAAAATGGAAGAAGAAAAATCTAAAAAGAGGGATAAGTATATAGATGAATATACAAAGACAGTTCGCACTATGGGGTTGGAAGAAGATAGTCAGACGTATGAATCTATCTTAAAGTCAATGGAAGGGCTTCCTGGTTATTCAGAAAATGGGAAGCTTGACGCACAGAGAAACTATGAAATAGCAGAAAGGAACTATTATAAAGATATGTATAAAAGAATCCAAAGCCCTGCAAATACTGCCTTCAGGGGTGATAAAGCAGGTGGTGCAGTTGGCGGCTCTACCGCTATGTCCAGTAGGACTGCCAGCGAACCTGATATAGCGGCTGCGCTGAATGACGAACATGTTCAGGCATACATGAAGCGTAGGAAAAAAGACGAGAATTTTGTTAAGAAGGCGATGGCTAACAAGTCGCCAATGTCAGGGACTATGAAGTTATGAGAGTAGCGAGACGACAACCAAAAGCACGAAAACCTAGACGACCAAGAGATAGCCGTACTATCCCTATCGTAGATGAAACGAAACAGGGAAATGGTCGCTACTATCACTGCTTTAATTGTGGTTTCACATGTAATGATAAGAGGGACACGTTAGGAGATGAATCAACACCTAATGGGGTCGTATTGCAAGACTTTGCCGTAGAAACAACACAGACACAGCAGGCCAGAGAAGCTCTGGCAGGACCTGGAACTATGTTCAGTGATAGCTCTGATGGTGCATGGACTGATACATCAGATACTACCTGGGAAGTGATAGGGACAACCCTCAAGATATATCCAGAACCTGGAGTAAATGGTTCGGATAGTCCGAGTGAGTATAGAGGGGGAGGTCTACCAGCAGCCAGTCTGATGCTTGGCGGTATAACTCTTAAGCAAAAAACACCCATTATGAGGTCTGATTCGAGTGGTAATCCTGTTGAGCCCGTTCATTACCACACGGTGTCAGTACGTGGAGGCTGCCCTTTATGTGGCAGTTTTAACTGGCGAGGTGATTATTAATTTAACATTTGTTTAGGGAGAAGAACTCATGGAAGTTGTAGATTTAAAAGACGAACAGTGTTCGTGGTTTCCTATTTCAGGAAATGCGGATACTGTATATGTTGGACAGCTAGTAAAATGGAGCGAAGATGGTGGCGTGGAAAATGCTGGTCAGGCTAGTGGTGCCTTTGATACCACTGGTAATGTTGTATTGGCTGGTATTGTTGTTGGTGTTAATGATATAGACCAAACTTATGATTCTACTTACAAGACTATATCTATGTCAGGATTAACTGATAACAGTGACACACAGTCAACACAAAACGCCAGAAAGTATTTTGGCCAGGAAGGCATGTGGAGTAAGGGCGACAAACAACCATTAGTTGAGGTTGCATTGATAGACAACACTACTAGGATTAAAGCTCCTATTTATAGTGGTTCATATGGCAGTGCTCTTAACTTACAGACCGTAACTACTGGTTCTACTACTGGTTTAGGTTACACAGCAAATGTTTCTGATATGACAGGTATAGCTAATAACTGTACTTCTTATTGTCGTACAGGTGCGAATGCTGGGTTGTATAGAGTGTCTGATGATACTAGTACAACAGCTGTTACTGTTGACC